GTTTAGGGTGTTATCAAGCATGTTGCTTGTTCTTTATATGATGACGTTAAGGTCTTCGCGTGCTAATGAGAGAGGAAGCTAGTAATAGCTTATCAATCCCAAGTCGCTTAAGCGAAGACTTATGTGGTGGATGCGGAGGTAGATAATGCCTCCGGACGAAGGTGCGGTACAAGTCTCCATACTGCGGGGTTTTAGACCCCGAAGCAGGATCAGTGTACCACCATTGGCGAGAGAGATCACCACGAATGTGGTGCGCTCCCTCGTAGACTGTCATGTTGACCCCGACAAGGTCGTGCTCTAAGTCGTGAATACGGTCACCGAGATCGGTGAACCAATCCACAACAAAAGAGAACGGAATCGCGTCGTATATAATCCCAGGATCGGCCTGCACTCCCCAATAATCAAGGAGTGCTAGGAATCTTCCGATACTAGTGTGTATGATGTCATCAGCTCTCAGATCAAATCTGAGGTAGGCACAATAGTACAATTCATAACTGTACTTAATTGTCCAGATGCCACCTACACCCTTATAACGCCCAACTTCTACCTCTGTTTCAAGAGGATAGGAATTGCCGAGCGGTATGAGGGAGGGGTCCAAAGCAAGCTCACGAACGTAGCGATACGTTCGGCGCTTACCATGATAGAGCTCACTCAGAACAGCTGACCAGGAGGTCAGCATCTTGAATATGCTCTGTATGTCGGAAATGAGAGGCAGTATTCCAAAAGCCCATACGAGATGTTCGTTGCCAATTATGGCAGCAATTTCTTTTAAGGATTTCTTTCGGAACTGTCGTCCCAATCTGCGCAGTGTTTTCTTATAAGAAATCACATGCTTAAACAGACCGACTAACTCACGGCTCTCCCGAACAAATGTTGGGAGACTAAAACCAGAATCTAAAGGATTTCTAAGCTCTTTCAAGCCTAGATTAGCCCTTAGCTGGCCCTGGCTATTCAGCCAAGCCGCAAGATGAGTAGAGTTGTTCAATGACAACCGTAGATCAGGCGCTAACCCTTGATTAATAAAATAATCTCGGATAAATTGCACATTGCTGACATAGCTATAATGGCCATATACAGCAGGCTGATCACGAACTAGGACCCATCCGGAATGACCGCCAAATCCACTCTGAGAGTAGGATTCATGGTCACTCTTTCTGAATCTAAGTCCTCGATCTGAGTCAGTGGTAATAAAAGCGTCGCTTAAAGGCAACGTAATATCACTACCACCAACCTCGTCAGTAATCACCCATAAGTCATCAAACGTTCCTGGTTCACCAATTGCTTGACACCGATAAACGGTTTCGGCAATGATGGGACCATAGACGTCTGAGAACGAGAGACTCTGTTGTTTCGATCGAATACTCATAACAGTCTTCCTAGGGC